CTCCAAGCTCAACAACTACATCAGGAGAGCTCGGTTTTGAGTTTGTCATTGCACCCGCTGTGTCAGGGTCAAGATAATATGTGTCGCCTGCCGAAAGCCCCCAGCCTGTTTTTTCCATCGTGCCTATATATCGTATGTCCCTGTCATTCCCGATAGAGCCATCCTCTACAAGAACCCCATATACAAAAGAGTTTGCCTCGGTGTCTGCCTGCGCCTTCACACCTTCTCCGTCTCCGTCAAGCCTGAACCATTCCCCCTTGCTCCCTGCCTCGGCAAGTGTTATCTGTGTCCAAAGCCCCTTGTCCAGATCATCGAAATTTTCGTTATACCCTGACTGTGGATTTGAATCAGAGCCTGTTGGTTTCAGCATGCCCATGTTGTCAGTGTAGTTTGTCATACTCGATATACCTCTTGTTTCATTATCGCAACATTGCTAACATCTCCCCGCGGATTTGTCGGAACAACACCAATCCAAAAATGATCGCTTGCTGTGCCACCAAAATCTGTGGCGTTTTGTGTGTCTGTATATGTGTATGTATTTACATCTCCAATATCAGAATGTGTTGTTATTTCTGTCGTCCCGTCAGAATCATAAATTATTACATCATAATTGTCAACGTCTCCTGCGATATATCCCCCGTAAACCCATTCTGAAAAAGCTGTTCTATTCATTCCGCCTACACGGTTTGTGTCGTCCCACTGCACTACAACATCACTCTCTGTAGTTTTCACACGACTGCCAAGCCCTGTACTGCTCTCTACCAGCTCAAGCCCTGCAACGTGTGTTGCTTTGCGTGTGTATCCCTTTATCGTGTATGTGTACGCAGACACATCTGAAAAATTTTCTTCCTCGCCCTTTATATTTACACCCACCATCTTAATATAAATCGTTTTTCCAATTTCGACACTTGACGGCTGATACCGAACATACGCTTTTTTCCCGACGCTAATCAAAACGTCATCCGTTGTGTGTGCCTGCCCAATAGTATAGTCTCTGCCTCTGTGACAGTTTCGAAGTTTCAAATCATCGCCGTCTGCCTCGACTTCTCGGTATGCCAAAAACTCAAGATTCGCCAAGTCGCATTGGTCTGTCTGAAGTGTACCTGCCAGAGAATATGAATAATTATTCAGTTGTTCAGTTGCTGTTTTTGTGCTTAGTGTTCCCGAATAAGCATCGGTATTCACAGTCAGGTGTTTATCGGTGGCTGTGCAAGATGACGCGAAATCAGCTACATTAGGAAATCGCGAAATTTCTTTTAGGAATGTGTAGTCTGTGCCGTCTTCTGAAACATATATGTCTGCGGAAACAGTATCTGCATCTTCTGAAATACAGGTAATACCAAGCGTGTATGTGTCATTATTCAGGATAGCATCTTCTTCAAAGACAACGGGACGCACAGGAGAAGGAGAGCCTACCACTATTGACTCATAGTCGTGCCCTTCAAAATCGAGGTCGGTTAGCTCTGTCAAATAATCCGATTCAACCCTAAAAGTTATTTGCAGGGTTGCGCTGGTGTCAAAGGCAGGCTCATCTATAGATATTATGCGTCCCGTTGTACTATCAGGTAGCGTTATCAAATCGCCGATAGATAGTGTTATATGTTTTCCTGTCACAAGCATGGATTTTATATCTGTGTCATATTGTTCAAGGACAAATAAATTGCGCCCCATTCTGCCTGCAACAGATTTGTTTGAAAACCAGTTGTTGTTCATTTCAGTTTCAACTATTTCTCCAAGCTCTTCCTGTTCAAGAAAATTGTCCAGCTGAAAAGACGCATTTCGCTTGTAGTTTGATAGTCTGTCTGTGTAGTATACGTTTATTCTATTTGCAGCGATATCTTTTGATTTCAAAAGCGTTGTCATACGGGATCCGTCGTAGGCACCTTCCCCCTCTGCTGATACAATATCGCTGTAGCTTATCGTGGTAGATGCAGTATCAGAACTGTCAGGAGCTTTGAACGCGAATTCATAGTTGTCTCCCGGATACTCTATGCAATGTATTGTGTTGCAGATATCGCGGATATACTGCCCGAGTTCTTTCCTCTGCAGGCAAACTCCTGAAATTCCCGTCCTGTCTGAAACGCATTTTGATGACAGTGTCTGCAAAGATGTTGTGTCAACATTTGATGCTGTGTACCCGCCTTTGGTGACAATCATATCATACAGCACTTGCGCTGGGTTTGCGTCCATAATCAACATCATCGCTGCGGTGTCTGTGCCGTCCCCTGATATAATCAGTGTGCCGTCAGGAGCGCAGAATATACCGTTTGTTCTTGTGCTTGCCAGCTCATTGCTTTCAGAATCCCAATATCCTGACAAATCAAGATCATTTGAATCTCTTTCAGAAATACTTCCATCGCTTGTATCGTATCCGTAGCTGTGCACCGTGGATTGGCGCCATGTCAAAAAACCTTCCTCGCCATACAAACACGTGACATTCCTGTCAGAGCCTATGTCACTCCACTCATCCTGTTCAGACGCTGTGAAATCAAGTGTCCACGCTCTATCCTGCGTCCCGTCTTGACCAAGCAAAATAATATAGTTTTCATCTGCGTCTATATCATAGATACCGTTAACACCTATAGAACTTCCTATGTCATATGTCGCTAAAGAGTTTGACAAAGATGTAACGTTAAATTTATACAAATCAGCATTACCAACACCTCCCCCTGATGCCACAACAAAAGCGTAGTTACTGTTATTGCACACCTTGCATTTTGTATAACTTCCAGAAATTACAGCACCATAATCAGTCATATCCCTGTAATATCTTTCCAGCAAATTGTTTCTGTTTGCATCGAAATCAACCGCCTTAACATCTCCTACTACCCCGCCATCAATATATACAATTCTTATAACTGGATGCCCATTCTCATAAAATATATCCGCATCTATCTCATCTCCCGTCAGTCCAGAAGGCAGAACATCGCTTGTGTCAATAGTTCTCTGCAATTCAAACTCACCGTTATACACTTTTATTTCCTGCCCCGCGACCAGATATATATTCCCCTCCCAGTCTTTCAGCGGGATACCGCCGTAAGACGTTGTCTCAGAAACATAATTGAATATCCTGCTCCAATCGCCTGCGTTTGAATTATATGGGTAATGATGTACTTCAAAATTGTATGTGCCTCTGTTCGGTGTGTCCTTGCCAAGATAATACTCATCAAAAAACACATGCGAAATATGCCTCATGGGGGAAGCATCATCTACAAGCGAATCAAAACTTGAATTAACACTTTGGTCAGAAGTCCCCCTATAAACAGAAATTGAAGATTCGTCTGTGTAATAAAGAAAGTCGTTGTCCTTCCACGCCCGAGTTATATCCACCTCTCCCTGACATAAAGCAAGACCAAAAGATTGGTAATATTTGTACCCTCTCCTTTTTCCTCCGCCCCCCTTACCACCAAAACCACCACCAGAACCAGACTTGTAACTATCTGCATCCAAACCCCCCATATAATAAAAATTGCCCCCTACCTTTTCTGTACCGTAAACAACAGGGACGGCTGTATTTTCATTTGATGTGTTAAGTCCAAGTTTTTTATATGGGTCGGGTGACTCCTGCCCTCCAGGGGGAAACAGCAAAGAGCCAACTGCGCCTGCAAGCACAAACCCCCACGGCCCCATTCCTGCTTTAGAAAGTGCAGCGCCACCACCAACGGTAACTACCATCCGACCTAAAGAAGTCCATGGATTATCTGCCACGGTCAAATCCTTTGTATCTATATACACTGCAAACGTTTTTGTGCGTGCTCAAATGATGTTTTTTCACCTTGCGTCCTGACTGCGCATGTACTATATGATCATCACAAACCAAAATGGCCACATGACTTTCAATCGCAATATTATCTTTTCCCCTATAATAAAATGTAATCATATCAGCAGGTAATCTGTCGTCAAACGGAACCTCATAACCAAACTTCAAAATAAAATTTTTGAAGGCGTCTTTATCTACTGATTTTCCATGTATCCAGTCTTTGTGCTGGCGCAAAACCTGAACGCCTATCGGAATAAGCCCTACATTTTTCCATGGCATAATACCAAACTCTGCGCAGTCAACCCCTTTACCCTTTTCTTTTGCCCCAAACTGGTATGGGGTACCTATCCAGCTTTCCGCCTCTTCAACGATTTTTCTACGCAGTATCTTTTCTTCTGTAGTCATATCTGTACCTCTTCAGGACGAGGAATATAATGAAAGCCAAGAAAATTATCTTCGTTACTGAACCTCTTGCATCCTGCAAGCGTTTTTTGACAGTGCGGGTAAGCATCGTATGTGTCGCCTGACGATATTGCAGAAGAAAACGGTATCAGCATTTCAATCGTACCCGTTGTGTAGCTTTTTATCGGTCGTTTCTCCCCGTTCGCATCTCCGCTTGTCATTTCTACATATCCCCCTGTAAAATAATCGTCTGTTTCTGTGCGTGCCGAATCAATCAGAGTATCTGTATCGCTACCTGCGTCTGCTGTCCCCGTCTCTTTCATGGTCGCCTTGTCAAGTCCGCATTTGTCTCCTGTAAATTGCAGGTTGCAAAACTGGGAGAACATCAGAGGCGGAAACATCTTTTTCATCGTGTGATGTATGTCTTTGCATTCAATTTCAATTGTTACATCATTTACCTGTACCTGTCCAATATGCCCGTAAAATGCAGTCCGGTATTCTGACGTATCTGCAACATTTACCTGATACACATACACCTCAGCGTTGTCCAAAATTCTGTCTTTTATATCTGACTGTGAGATGTATGTGTCGTTGCCTGCAAGGTATATTTGCATTGTGCCTGGTGTTGTGTTTATTTCTTTATTCAATCCTGTCCTGCTTATTTCTGCACTAACGTATGTTTGCTCTCCATCTCCGTTGTCAAAATCAATGTCATTTTGCCACGAAGTGTAATATTTGTTTGTGCTGTCAGAATAGGTTATCAGATACAATTCCGCTATTTGTGGATTATCAGCGGAAACAGCAGTTTCAAAAGTCATATTCCTTCTTCCTCGAAAACAAGCAATGTATTGTTTGTGTCGTACTTTGAATATATTATTTGCGGGACCTGCACAAATCTGCATCTTCTGTAATATTCAAAAGATGCCTCTATGCTCAATGTATTGCCAGGAGCTGAATTAAACGTTATAATACCTGACTCTGTAGTATCAAGAGTGTAATCATTCCCTGCGCCTTCTGTCTGTTCTGTCCCGTCCACCCAAACCGTGTAAGAGCTGGCAATGATATCCCATCTTTGATAGTCGATAGACTGTGATCCAACTGAAACAGTTTCAATGAGTTGGAATTCTGTTTCTGATCCGTCTCCCGTGTCTATCTCCTGACGTGCTACCTCATACCCGTAGCCATACTCATCTTTAAAAAGAAAATTTTCTCTGTCTCCTCCGTGTGCGCTTATGAAGTCGGCGAGTGTATCCATCTGTGAGGATGTATAGTCAGCAACGTCCAGAGCAAAAACCAAAAAATCATGGTTGGTGTGTGAGAAAACTTGTTTGACAGTTCCAGTAGGGTTTTTTTGCACCGAGTTTAAAAACTTCGGCTGATATTTATACGGATAAGAAAAATGATTTAATGAATCGTTTAATACTTCGTTGCTCATACCATCCCTCCTGCAACAACATTTCTAAGCGCCTTCACAACACGCGGATCCCTGGTGAGCGTCCTAACTACATCGCTTGAATCCATTGCCTGAACATTTATTGTTGCCCCGCCTCCGCTTTCACCTTCTTTTGCAAGACCAAGCCTCCCCTGCTTGTCTCTTTGCAGAGGAACCACGGCTTCAGGGCCTCTCTCACCTATTGAGGTTACAGCGGGGCTTGTGAAAACATTTCCGTTTGCAGATGAAAACATCCCTGACATACCAGCTTCAATGCCTTTTTGGATAAACATGCGGGAAATCGAATTGGCAATGTTTGTAAGTCCTTCATTCCAACTCTGGGTCTGCATTACAATATCTGTCAAATCTCCCGAAATACGTGACGTCACTTCTCTTGCTGAAACAAGTCCCTTTGTTGAATCTTTTATATTTTTTTGTGCATTGCTCCAGACACTTGCAACATCTTCATCGGTCATCATTCCTGGTGGCGCTCCCGCACCGCCCTGACCAGCCTTAAACTTGCTGTAGAAATCATCCCAGTTTGCAGTTATGTTGCCAGTGGTAGTTTCAATATCATTTAAGTTAGACAATAATTTTTTAAGCTCTTTTGTATTTTTTTTGAGCAACCCATCTTTTTTCACAAGTTTCTGGATAACAAGAGCATGAGCGTCTATTTGTTTCATAACAACCAAAAGCTCTTCCTTGACATCTGCTGCATGTTGTCTTCGGCGCCATCCATAAATTTCTGCAAGCTCATTGTGCCATTCAACCTCTTCTTTAAGCCTTTCTCTTTTAGTTACCAACTCAGCCATTTTCTGGTTGGCTTTTTCGAGGTCTGTTGAAAAATCAACACCCCTAATACGTTCAATGGCATTCATAAATTTATTTATTCTCTCAACTGCATTTTTTATGGCAAGTGAAAAGCCCTCTATCATATTACCCAGTAGTTTTGCAAATGTCGGTATATGCTTTATTACGTTCTGGACTATGCTTCCCCACCGTGATATGTTCCGTGTCCATTGTGACAACAATTCATTAATCTGCCCCGTCTCTATCATAGAAATAAATTTATTTTTTAGGTCTGAAATGACATTTGCACCAATTCTGCCGAGTTTGCTAAACTGCCTTATCACATCATCTGTGCGCAACCATTCTCTTATTGTTGTCCCAAGCTGTTTTATTTCATCATAAAGACCAGCATCTGCAATGGATTTTTTTAGTATAGTCATGCTGTCTGAAATCATAGATTTTATTCCAGTCCAGGTCCCGGCAAGTTTTTCACTTGCACCTGCTATACCATATTGAGGATCCGTCAAAAGCAAGGCTAACTGCTTCCTGAATTCAGGCAGAGATACTTCGTTCATATCGTCAATCATGCCTTTAGTTTTCATCATTCCTCTGAGCATTGCACCAGGGCCACGCAGACGAAATCGACCTCGCATAAAAGCACGCCCTATTATGTTTCCCATTATCTCAAGGCTTGTGCCTGTCGCCGCTGCTGCATCTGCAACCCCAATCATGTCTTTCTGTATATCTTCACTCAGCGCTCCCCACGCCTTCATTGATTTTGCAGACTTGGCAATACTCTCTATCGTATATGGTATCCTCTTTGCAGTTTTCCACAGCTCCTCAAAAGCCTCAGAACCACGCTTGGTCGAGCCGTACAGAGTGTTCATTTGTATCTTCAAGGTTTCAAATGTATCTGCCGTGTTTATAGATGCCTTCATAAGATCAACTGTAGTTGTTATCATCTTTTTCATAGCTACAACTGCACCGCCGATAATCGCAACCTCTACGCCAATGATAGCACCCTTAAGCGCCACCATTGCTTTTGAGCCAACAGATTTCATTGACCTTACAGCGCTGTTGAACTTTCTCTTTCCACGCACCGCGCCCCGTGAATCTATCGCAACCTGCAAGGATGTTTTTTTAACTACCATTATTCTCTTTCTGCTTCTTTCTTAGCCATTCTGCGTCTACTTTCGTTATGACCTCATAAAGAAAATCAGCTTCTTCTCCTCGATAGCCCTTGAATTCTATGTATTTCATAATGTCGCCAAACGAAAGCGGGTTGACTGAAAATCCGCATTGCCTCTGATTATGAAGGTTTGCAAACGCATTCCAAAGCCAAACGTTTTCAGGCTCAATCTCAGGTTTGTTTTCAAGCTCTCTAACATATTTTCCTTCTGACTGTAGCTTTTCTAAAAAATCAAGAGCATCACCTACACTATCATACCAGTGCAGGCACTCAATCAGTTTTTTGATGCGTTTTCTATTCGTTCAGTTCTGTATCTCTCTCTGTCCATTGACAGCTCTAATACTTCTTCGCGGAAATCACGGATTTTCAATGC